AGAAGATGGGTGAAGACCTTATCCAATTAAACGAGTTGAAGAAATCATCTGACGACATTAAGAAGGTGTTGGGTGAGCGGTACAAGGAGTCTATTAGTAACGGCAAAACCTTAGTAAAGGTTATCCATAAAAAACCAAGCGTGGACTATCGCAAGGCGTTTGCTCACCTGAACGGAGAACAGATGCTTCTCGATCAAGGTGAAAGCATTGACGACTTTGTGAGACAGACAGGCTTAATGCAGATATCAGTAATCAACGAGGATTCAGTATGACACAGAGTTTTGAAGTAGCCGGCGGCAACGGTCGTCTTTACCGCCTCAACGCGGAAGAAAAAGAAAAAGAACTGGCTCGCCTAGCAGGTCTTATGGAGAAGGGTCAGTCGTGGGCAACGCCAGACAAGCTACATGATTACAGTGGCTTTTTGCAAATTAGCCAGCCATTTATTGACTGGATTCAAGCGTCATTTGACGCGCAGGATCAGGAGAATATGCGGATGAATTGGAAAGGTTTTGTCGCTGAGTCATCTCAGGGAGCTAAGTTCTTGAAGGTACAGGATGCGTGGATAGCCAAGCAACCAAGCCTCAAGCAGTTTATTAACGAAGGTGGAGCGCCTGCACCTCGCGCTTCTAAGCCTGCACCGGCACCTGCGGAAGCAATGCCTGAAGACGATATACCTTTTTAGGGGTTGATGAATGGCGTTAAAGCTAACAAGAAATGCGGGCAGTGTTGTGTACGGGGGCTGGAATCTTAACCCCCATGATCTTGAGCAAAGCTATGACCATCGTCTTTGGGTTCGCTCAGTAAGAGACGGCGAGGTGTTCAGCGCTGTTGTACACCTGACCGATAGTGCAGGCAGTGTTAGTGAGCATGCGCTTTGTAATGACGGTAAGCATCTTGAGTTGGACGATGACATTACTGTCAGCCTTGAAAGTGTAAGAAATTATGTAATCAGAGAGACCCCGTACTGCCGCGAGTGTGATCGTGGCGGAGAATTGCAAAAGATAATTCCTCAGGCTTCATTTGCTTTCTCTGCGCCTCGCGACTATCAGATCATACGGGATGATGCTCGAAAGAAAACGTAGTTTCCCCTAAGACCCAAAGAGACTATCACTCTCTTGATTAGCCCAGCTTGGCTCACTGGGGGGTCGCAACGAGCCGCTAACTATAACAAGAAAGGAAGTAACGATAATGGAAGATGTCAAAGATCTGATGACCAAAGAGTATGACCGTAGAAATTCTCGGATTGTATGGAGTGAGACTCTCCAAACTCGGAGTGGAGCAAGGATAGCGATGTTGAACATGGACTCGTACATGGAGCATGAAGGTTATAGTTTTGTTGCGGTAATTGATTACGGTAATGAAATTGCAGTAGAAATTTATAACGACAAAGGTGAGTGGAATATCGGCGACTCGGAGCATCCCCTTAACATTGTTGTTAAGCCGCAGAAATAGCCCTGCTGGCATTCGGAACACAACACTAGTATATTAGTTGTGCTTCTGTGTCGGAGGGTTTGCTCAAATGGAGAAGCAATATGAGTAAACATCTTAGTTTTAAAGAAGTAGCGGTTAGGTATTTGAAGAGACCAACAAAGAAATTAGGTCGGGCAAAAAACCCAAATGCCTATTCAACGCTAGAATGGATGTATGAAAAAAGACCCTCAATGATTTTGATTGAAGGGCGGAAGAAGCCAGTACCTTATGGGCGGAAGAATAGTCAGAGAAGCCATAAGGTAGTTTCGTGGGATGAAACATCGGGAAGATTTGCAGACGTTGCCATGAAAGACATCGCCAACATAGATGTTGAGGATATGGAAACAGATTTGCGGAACGCTAAGGGTCTCAGTAACAGCGGGATTAATACTTACTTAGTGTATCTGCGAGCGGTTTGTAATTTTGCTCAACAAAAACTTGACGTATCTTTTGTCAGGTTTCCCAAGATCGAAACACTGCCAACTAAGGGTCGCGAGTATTACCTGACCCCTGAGATCGCAAAAGGATGGATTAAGTTTCTAGATCCACTGCGGGCAGACATGGTTAGATTTGGTTTGGCAACCGGTCAGCGTAAGGCCAACATCATTGGTCTGAAGTGGAGCTGGTTGAGCAAGGATCTTACCCGAATGGTGATCCCTGCCGATGATGCGAAGAATGGATGCAGTCATACTATTCAGCTGAATAAGATGGCGATTGAGGTTTTAACGAAGCGGCTCAATGATCGGACGGTGCTGTTAGAAAAGTACCCACGATTAGGCAACATCGAGTATGTCTTTGTTCAGGATGATTGTCAGCATCTGGGTCAGCCGATGTCAACGTGGGCGGTGACCAATGAGATGTGGAAGCGCAGTATTAGACTGTACAACCAGAACCTCATGCATCGTGCGGCGAAGGACAATCGGTCTGTAGATCGAGCCAAGCTAATACCGGAAGGCGCGTTGGTCTTTCATACGTTACGGCACAGCTTTGCAACATGGCTGAATGAGGCCGGAACAGACCTCGATGACATTGCGATGGTCGGTGGTTGGAAGAGCCTTGATGCGTGTAGAAGGTATGTAAAGAAGAGTGAAGATAGGGCTAGAGAAGTTGGCTCAAGAATAGAGCATTTGCTCTAGGCCACTACACTAGCTGAACAGTAGTTAACAGATTGAAAAGGTGCGCCGATCACTACACTAGAAGGGTTGTATCTTGGAGGTCTATAACTCCTTGATTTATATAGGAAAAAAAGCTGGTCGGGACGGGAGGATTTGAACCTCCGACCACTACACCCCCAGTTTTTTGGTGTCTGTTTCCTTATAAATCAATGACTTACGAACCCCCCGACACAGGGGCAAGCCACTACACTAGGCGGTATTTTGCATGAAAAACAGCTTAAAAGATATGATTTATGAAGGTTCTCGAAGAGCATTGAACTGGCAGATGCGAATCACGTTAGGCTCTTTAGAGGTATTAATTTTAGCAGTGATTGTTGGGGTAATTTTTATCCTGTAATCCATCCAATTTCCCC